TTTCTGATGCAGATAAAACAACAATTGCTCAAGAGCATGGTGGAGAGATGAAGATACTTAATAATTAAGTAATCAAAAAAAACCCACACTCGCCTTCGCCAAAAATTGAGTGTGAGGATTACAGTATAAGAAAAGCCATTCAAAAGGTCTTTTTCTTATGCCCATTTTATCAAGAAATGAGGTAAAACGCAATGGAAATTAAATCTTACAAAAAGAAAAATGGTGATACTGCCTACGGGTTTAGGATTTATGTAGGCAAGGAAAACGGAAAAGATAAGTACGTGAAGCGTCAAGGATTTCCAAGCAAAGCAAAGGCACGGGCAGCACTCCTACAACTTCAAGATGATTTGGAAAATGGGGAGCAAGCAAAGAAAGAAATTACAGTTGAGGAAGTTGCAAAGAAATGGCTCAAAGAGTATGCTGACACTGTTCAGGACAGCACCTATATCAAGACTGAAAGAAATATCAAAAATCACATTTATCCTGTCTTTGGTGGTCAAAAAATAGCTTCCATCACTCCTCTTCAATTGCAGGAGCAGGTCAATGAATGGTCCAGAAAATTGGTATATGGGCGCAAGTTGAAAGGTCTGATGAATAACATTTTCAAGTATGCCATCCGTTATGGCTATATTTCAGCCAATCCTGTTGATAGCGTGACCACACTTGTCAAAAAAGAGAGTGATTCTTCTAGTGATTTTTATGATAAAGATGAGCTAAAATCATTCATGAAATTAGTGGATGATACGGATGATCTGAAAAAGAAAGTCATGTTCCGTCTTTTTGCGTTCACAGGGGCCAGAAAAGGGGAGATTTTAGCTCTCAAATGGACTGACTGGATAGATAACACCTTGAACATAAATAAGGCCATTACAAGAGGATTTGAGGGCGAATCTGTGGGAGCTACTAAAAACAAGAGTAGTGTCCGACTGATTAGCCTTGATCAAAGGACAATTGATCTGCTATCAGAGTACAGAAAAATGAATCCTACTACCACTTTCATTTTTGAAAGTCCTGAAGGAAAGCCAATTCCAAGTTCACTACCAAGAAAATGGCTTTTGCAGATTGTCAAAGGGACTGAGGTCAGACCTATCAAGATTCACGGTTTTAGGCATACGCATGCCAGCCTATGCTTTGAAGCCGGAATGACATTGAAGCAGGTCCAGCATCGACTAGGACACAGTGATCTCAAGACAACCATGAATGTCTACACACATATCACCAAGCAAGCCAAGGATGATATTGGTGAGAAATTTGCTAATTATATAGATTTTTAAACCCATCAGCTATCAGGACAGACTCTTTTCAAAAAAGGGTCTGTTTTTGGGTCTGTTCATTTCAAAAAGGTATGGGAAAGAATAGAAAGTATAAAAATAAAAAACATTGAATTATCAATGTTTTGGGAAGTTTTAAGAAGTTTTAGAAAGTATATATGGAGCCGGTGGGAGTTTCTAAAACTCAATCATATCGCTGCTTTTAGATTTTAGGGTCTGTTTTAGGTACTGACTTCTAAAACTCCACAAGTTCATTGCTCACATTGTTAGTTTAGCATAGCTTTCAAGAAAGTTCAAGTTTTATTTTTTTATCTTAGATATAAAAGGAAGTCATTTAATAGGAAAAGATTTTTTGATAATTGTTTGAGGTTATAACAGACATTTCTGATTTTTTCCGTTATAACAGAAAAAAGCCCTCCTTTCGGAAGGCTGTCATTTCTTATTTAAAAGATCCAAAGTCTGTGATGCGTTGTCCATTTTCTGACTGTCCAACAGCCACATATCTACGATTTCCAGAACCGCCAATGTACGAGATCCAAATATAGCCATCATTGTCAAGCCATCCATCATAGTTGATTTCTTGACCTGCACTATATACAGCTACAATTTCAGCTCCAAGACCGGCTTCAGCTCGTACATTTAGAGCAGACACCTCAACAGTGAATGTCCCTGTTTCTGGATGGAATCCATTTGATTCAATTGTCAATGGTTCTGATGGTTCTGGCTGTTCAAATGCCACAGATGTGTCATCAGTTGGGAAATAGAACCATCCAACAATTCCATCAAAGTTGCGTGTGTTGTATCGTGCCGGACCTCCAACATAGAGGGAATCAGCATTGCCATCAATGTTCTGTTCAATGGTTCTCATAGTGACTCCATCACTATCCTCAATCACAATTCCTGTGTGACCATAAGGATGGCCGTACAAGTAAGTTGTATCCATGACAAAGATGGCTCCTGCTCGTGGGTTGATTCCTACTGCATCATATACTACTTCATACCCTAACCCAGCGGCTGAATTAAGTAGGTCAATAGCATTTCCCCAGAGAGCTTTTCCGAAAAAGTTGATAGAAATTGAATTTGGTAAATCAACGCATTGGGTTCCGTATGCACCATCTGCATCAGCTCCCACACCTTGATTAGCCAAAGATTCTGAAAAACTTAAAATGTCATTTGTTGCTACCATTTTTGAACCTCATTTCTTCCATTGTTCATTTGCTTTTTTCACAGCGGCTTCAATGAATGTGTTCAATTGGTCATTGGTCAAATTGATGTTATATGCTTCTAGCCCTTCAATCAAGCTAGTTTTAGCATGCTCCATTTTATCCTTGCCGTGGATGTCCAATGTCCCTGCTACTTGTTCAGTAGCGTTCACAGCGTTCTTTGCAAGGATTTCAGCCACTTCAATGGCTTTCTTACCACCACGAGTCAAGAGGTATTTTTTAACCGCTTGAACGATGATTCCAACCATAACTACTAAAATACTCATTGAGCTGCTTGCTACAATATCAGTGATTTGATTCATTTTTCTTTTCTCCTTTTTTGATTAATTTACTAGGCTCTTCCAAGCCATCTTTTAACTGAAATTTCTCATGATCAATATTTTGTTTCACAAGACGATCTAGGCCAGGAATTTCAACTCCTAAAGCTGAGAGACTGGCAAGAATGCTTGAACCGTATGCTGCCATCATTGCGACAATAAAGGCATCAACTACGGGTCCAAGATTCATATATAGGGCGAATGGATAGCCAATGGCTGTAATTAAAATCATAGCTGTGTGACTTACTAGACCTTTCCTCCATTTTCTGCTTGAGAACTCATGATAGGCCCATGCTCTAGCCACACCTAAAACGATATCTAGAGCCACAATGGCCATCAAGAGAAATACAATCATGTGTTCATCAATTCCGTGATCATAAAAGTCACGCACTACTTCGATAATTCCAAAGATTCCATCTGGTTCTTGATACATCAATCACACTCCTCTCAATTTATGATTCAGGTTGTGCTACTGGTTGGGTTTCAAGGTCTCCTGATGGTTTGTTTTGTTTTTCTTCTTTGGGAACTTCCCAATTATAGATTGCAAGCTTACCATTTTGAAGAAGTGGGCCTTTCAAGTCTTTGATTGATTCCCCGTTATATGTGAAATCATAATTGACTTGAACAAGAACACGTTTCCCTTCACTGAATTTTTCAGTGTGGTCTGGATCAATCAAGGTGAAGATGTCATGTTGTTTGTAAGTTTTACCTACTTGAGCAGCTTCTACAAGCTCAAGCGCTCGCTTGTAGAGTGTTGGATCCAGTGGATTGTCTTGATTGGTCACAGCTACAAGGACAGACCAGTCAGCAAGTGCTTTGTTATTTTGAATTAGGACATCTTTCTTTTCGTTTTCCTGAGTGAGTTCTTGAATTTTCTGAATAGCATCCTTATTGGCATCGACAGACTTATCAAGCTCTTTCTTGAGGGATACGATAGCGCCAGAAGGGTCTAGTTCCATTCGGACAAGATTTAGAACAGCATTCACAAGGGCTGTCTCTTCATCTCCCATGCGGTTATTTGGAAGGGATTCTTCAAATACCCGGTAAGGGTAATCTTGCTTGATGGAAACCTTTGTGGCATTAGCTACTGGATCATAGGATTTGAACTGTACTTTATAATTCATTAAGCATTTACCTCATTTTTATTCTTAACTTCTTCAAATAGGTCCTTCAAATCTTTGTCAGATTCTAGGACAGAGCGATAGATTTCTAGCTCTTGTGTGAGCTGATCTAGTTTTTCTTGTAGGTAAGTACATCGAGCCTTAAACTCAATCTCTCCGAGTGTTTTGTCGCCTAATTGCTTGTTTAATTCAGCAATCATAGCTAGTAGAATATTTTCGTTCATGTTAATTCCCTTTCTATTTAAAGCCATATTTATTGATGAGATTTGATTTTATATGATTTTGAACAGCTCCATTTTTTAGATCCCAACCATAACGAGCGAGAATACCAAAACAAGTCAAGATATCCCATAGATAGCCTCCTACATTTTGTGATCCTTTCCCAATAAATAGATCATCTATATAAGCTTTGCTAAAATGTTTATCGCCACGCCCTAAATTATGTTTAACGCCTTTTTCATTCATTGGAATCAAATAGCTATTTCCATCTTTAGTATTATTGTGAATAATCCAAGGACTTCTATACTGACCATTTGCATAGAATATGATTCGATCACCAACAAGTTCGTACAAAGATTCTTTTACATCATTCTTCGCTCCTGACCACAAGCGCATCCCAGCAAATGTTCCATTTTCTGTATTTTCAGTTTTGTCTTGATTTGTTCCTATGACGATTCTGGCAGCCTTATTGTCTCTTAGATACTCACCAATAAGACCAACTTGGTTAAATTTGATAAATTGTGAGGAGCTTGTATCATCGATTCTTCGAATTGTGCCAGTATTTGAAAATAGATTGATAGTCCCGTTATCTAAGTCAAATACTGTAGCCCCGTTGTTGGCACTCAATCGTCCACCTTGAATTCTTTCAGCAGCAATCTTGATGGAATTCAACTCAGTAATAAAAGCCTGTTGTGAAATCAGTTCTCTAATAAAAGCTTGATTTGATACAAATTTGTTGATCATGGCTGAATCTACTAACAACTTATCTGCTGTGACTGCATTGCTGGCCAGAATCTGAGTGGTTACTGATCCGGATTCCATGTGTCCTGTCCGAACGCTCTGAGAAGCGAGATGCCGGCTTGTGATAGATCCATCAACTACCATGTCACCTTTCACTTTGATTAGTTGTGCGATCAAAGCAATGGATTCTGGTTCTTGCACAAGCAAGGAACTGATGGTCCTTCCATTGATGCTCTTACCTGTGCCAAATGAGATCTGACCTGGTGTGATCTGGATATCCGTTTTTTTCAGCGTGTCACCCATTTGATTGGTGATTGTCGTAAATTGTCCGTCTACTGTCTGCTTGTACTCAGCAAGCTTGGCTTCAATCACAGATGAACCGTTATCTGTTGGCGGTTGGTAAGCTCTCTTGATAGATCCTTCATACACATCAATGTCACCAAAATAGAGACTTGCTGTCTGTCCATTTGATGATCCATTGTTGTCAAATCTCAAAAATGCTTCATCATAGTCTTCTGTGTTGACCGTGAAATAGTAGCGTGTGATGCTATCTTGTGTTACAGTGATCTTGTCAGCAAGTGTGATCGCTTTTGAGAAAGTTCCTGTCTCACCTTTCTTCCTTGCTAGGAAGTAGAATGTTGCATTTTTTAGATTTTCTGAACCAATCGCATCAAATGAAATAGTGTACGTTGTATTTCTTTTTACGTTAAAGCGTTGGGATGCTGCAACTTTTGCACTATTGGTTGAATTGTCAAGTTTAAAGAGTTTTCTGGATTCGTTGTAGTAGATTGGATTAGTTGAAACCGTTACTACTGGACTCAATCCGGGGTTATAATACCCCCAACCCTCTACATCTTGAGGATTGCCGCTGTTTCTTAGCAGATTCTCTCCAGCCTGCACAATTTCATCGAATCTTCTTGTGATTCCAGCTACGTCCTCAGTGTATTGCGATTTAGCAACATAACCTTGTTCTAGAATCTGCCTTGTTGCTTTCAGGGCATCTACAGCAGCTTTCTCAGAATAGGTCAGCATGCGTTGCTCAAGTTCACCGCTTGGACCAGTCTTGGTCTCTAATTTAGTTAATTGAGTGGATAGGCCTTCCACTGTCTTCTCAAAAGTGGCCTGTGCTTGCTCTACTAGATAATTTTGATCTTCTGGGGCTGGTTGCCACAAACGGTCATTTGTACCCTCGTAGAAGTCAAGTTCTGTTAAAAATAGGCCGCCCCATTTATTTGGATTGTTGCGTTCATATTCAAATTGAAGATAACCATCATCAAAATTTCCAACATTAAATTGGAATGATTTCTTGATTGCTCTGCCTCCATCTAAAACAGGTCCATCTGTCCATCTTGGTTTGCCATCATAGATTAGCTGTTTTTCTTCAAAGTCAGAGATTGAACCTTTTCTGCGTTTGTAGAAATACACTTTGAACATTTTTGAATTGTTGTCAAATCCTAAAAAATTTAATGTATAGTCTGCATTTTGTTTGACAATGAAACGTGGACTTTTAACGACTGCACCGGGGCGCAATTCAAACATTCTCTTCTGGCCATTAAAATAGAATTTATGCGCTGTGAATGCTAATCTGTTATTTGCTTCGATCCAATATTTCAGGCCTTCATCTGCTCTGGAATTTCGGAGCATGTTAGGTCCACCACCAACACCAATTGAAGTGAATTCTTCTCTGATGCCATTCACTGTCTGTTCAACAAATGACCTATCAGCCTTGCCATTGGCCACATTAGTGAGGTCAGAGATGGCTTTTTCAGTAGTCTGCTCAAAGCGTGATTGTGCGCCTTGTACACCGACAAATTGACTTTGTGTCTGAGCCTTAAAGTCATTGATCAGTTTTTGAATATCAGCATCACTGGTCTTTAATTTGTCAGTAGTAGCTTGCAAACCTTCCATTTTGACTTCAATGCCATTGTATTGAGCTTTGAACTCTTCTACAATTTCATTTTTGTTCTTCTGATTAGCAGCATTGATTTTCTCAGTGACTTGTGCTGAGATCTCCTCTTTGACTACTTCAGCTTGCGCTTTGGCTTGCTCAAGCCCATCAGTGATCTCTTTCTCCAAGGCTCCTGCTTTATCCTCAAAAGCTCTGTTGGCATTGTCAACCAACACTTTCAATTTCTTGTAGTATTCATCATCCTCTTGAGTCTTTTGGACTGTATCAAGGATTTCAGATGCTACATCAGAAATTCCATTAGAGCCTGACATGCCTCCACCGTGGCCAGCCTTGTCATCGAATGTAAGAGAGATATACTCTTCTGAGAGAGCATCAAAGACATAGCCCACAGCTTTTTTCTTCAGCATGACATCATGCTTCAAGCTCATGATGGTCACTGTGTCACCAAGATGAACAGTTTGACCATCTAGCTCATAGGCTTCAACTTTAATCTGATCAGTGGACTTGTCAATGTCTCCATTCTTGAATTTGGCTTCACCCCATTTTCTCAATTCTTCCTCTGTAGTAAGATCATTATTCTCATACTCAGCTTCATTGATGTAAGGGTAGCTGCCAATGAGGGGGCTGTCCACAGTGACTTTCAGAACCGTGTCTTCTTCTGCTCCCTCTGGCTTGAATGTTGACTTCAGATGTAGCCTTGTGATGATGCTGGAACTGCTCTTGTTTCGTTCATACTGCTTCAAATTTTGATGTGTGGTGATTACCACACCACGATCAATTCCCCGACTTTTAGGAATATCAATCAGGAAGTTGTCACGGATCATCTCACCTTCCCAAGCACCCACGATGGAATGTTTTCCATCCATCAGGATCTTATAAAGCGTTTCATCTTCTGTAGTGTTGAAGGTTCTATTGTCCATGATTTTACTTGTGAAAGAGAACTTCCCAAGTGGTGTCTTGACTGCTGAAATCATAGCATTCAAGGCGATTTGACAGGTTGAGTTTGAAACCTTGATAGGACGAACAGATCGCTTGAAGATGTCCTCTGTGATGTGCTGGCAAGTCAGACTTACTGTGTCATCTTGCTCGCTGATCTCCTTAATCCGGAACAGTTGCCGGCCAGTTACAGGAGTGGGGGCGATGATGAGCATGTCTTCCTGAAATTTTTTATAAATTTCAGTGTCTGTGATTGGATAGTCAACCTTGAGTGTGTAGCTCACGTTGATTACTTCTTCAACTTCTGCTTTTGTTGCTTCATGGAGTGGCTGGCCATTCCATTTTACTGTTTGAACATTTCTGTCTAATAGATAAAGAATTATAACCACCCCCAATTTGTTTCAAAAATAAGAGATTGAATGCCAGGCCCCAAAACTACACCGACAGTTTTCTGGGCTTGGTTTGCATCAATTGTGATGAAGTCTCCTGACCACTTCACAAGATTCCCTTTCTTATCAAGAAAGCTTGGATTTTGTGGATCATTTACCATTACAGCGCTCTCAGATAATTGTTCAAGTTTGATGGTTTGCTTCCCAATCGTGAAGCTAGTCTCAGATGAGCTGTTCCCTTTAATTGTGATTTTAGGGAACGCTAGTGAGCTACCTTGCAGCCTGAAAACACCATTTGAGGTGAGAGTTTGAACATCGTTGTTCTTCATGTATTTTGTGGGGTGACAAACAAATGTCACTTCCACAGAATACATTTTAGTTTTATCTCTCTGAGTGTCAGACACCTTTGTCTGATAGCAGAACCATCTTGTGAGCTTGTTCTGTTGATTCTCAAGCCAGAAATTCCTTTTGGAAAGGAATTGGACAAATTCAAGGACTTGCAACTCTGTTGGGTTGATGAGTTGAAGAGTGTATTTCTTTTCAATCGCTTCTCTATGAGGATTTGACTGAACAATATATCCACTAACTCCATCATGGCTCAGTAGCTTATCCTTTGAGAGACCAACTTGAATTGTAGGACCTTCCAGCACAATCACATCAAATGGAAATGATGAGGTTCCAACTCCATCAATGATCAATTCGTTGTATTTTACCATGCAGGCGCTCCTCTCAATTCTTTCTGTCTTCTCAATTCAGCAGCTATCTTCTGAGATACCTTATTAGCGATCTTCTCAATATCAGCTTCTTCTCTGATGATGTTGTCAGAGATGTTGATGTTGATCACGGTTCCTTGTGGGTCCATCGTTTGGGCAATGCCCCGGCCAATGGCGCTCAAGTTCCGTTCATTCAGTGGCAGGACTGCTTCTTTTCCAGCTTCCCCACCGACCATCAGGCTATTCCCATTCATTCCAAATGCTGTGGGCTTGGTTAAGATCCCACCTTTGGCATACCATTCAATCCCGATGCTTGGAATTCCTTTACCTTTCAACCAGTCCATTGGATTCAGAGAACCACTGGCCTTGAAGTGAGGTAGTGGAATGTGTGGCCACTTGAATTGGAAATTGAAGAAGCCTTTGATTCCATCAATAGCTTTTCCTACTAGATCTTTGGCTCCATTGATAGCACCGCCAATGGTGTCTTTGATACCATTCCAGATGCCTGAAGCGGTTGAACTGATACCGTTCCAGATTCCTGAAATCGTGCTTGAAATTCCATTGAATACACTCGAGACCGTGCTTGAAATTCCATTCCAGATACCTGATAGGGTTGAGCTGATACCATTCCAGATACTTGAAGCAGTGCTTGAAATAGTATTCCAGATGTTAGATAAGATCTGAGCCATCGCATTGAATACAGATTCAGCAATGCTCTTGATACCATTCCAGATACTTTCAGCAATTCCCTTGATGGATTCCCAAGCCCCAGACCAGTCACCATTGATGATCTGCATCACAGTCTTAATGATACCTAATACCACGTTGATGGCTGTTTCCACTACGGTTTTGATGGTATCCCAAACTGTTGAAATAACCGTTGAAATGTTATTCCATGCCGTTTCAATGAATGGACCAAGGACATTCATGACTGTTGTCACTACGGCTGAAATAGCGTTCCAGACGGTTTCTGCTGTCTGTCTGATCAATTGTTGATTTTCATTCCACCAGCTTGTGAGCGTCCCCCATATTTGCATTACAAAATCAGAGATAGCCTTGACAACAGTGTTGATGACTGACATGATAGCGTTCCAGACTGTCTCAACAGCGGTCCTGAATCCCTCATTGGTTTCCCACAAGTGTTTGATGACTAAACCAATGCCAACAATAGCCGCTACTACTGCGGCAATAACCCCTATTATTGGCAAGGCAGCCGCTATGGTTGCTCCTATTCCTCCTGCTAATGCCATGAATCCCACAATTAAAGGAGCGATCACCCCAGCGACTGCTGTGATAGATCCCATTATTACAATGAATTGTTTAACCGGGCCAGGTAGCTGTTTGATCCATTCTGCTACGTTTTTGAAAAGTCCTACAAGAACATCTAACGCTGGGGCGAATGTTTCAGCTATCGCTCCACCAATTTCCCCCAGAACAATCTTCAGTCCATTTTGTGCTGTTGTGAACTTGTCAATAGGGTCCAGAGTGTTTTCATAAGTCTCAGAAACCACCCCGGCTGACTCTCTAGATGTTTTTCCAAGTTCATCAAAACTCAAAGCTCCACGCTTGATGGCATCGACCATTTGTGGGGCCTTTTTAGCACCAAAGATCTCCATAGCGATCCCCATTGCTTCGGTCTCTGATTTGCTGTTCTTGATGGCTTCAATGGTCTCTTTGAGACCTTCTTTCATGGTCTTTCCTTTTTTGGTGTAGACCCCTGCTGCCTTTGTCATACCTGACAAAGCTGCTGATGAATCAACCCCATGTTGCTCAAGTTGACCAATCAATGTGACAGCTTCATCAAATTCAAGACCAAGCATCTTGATTTGTGGCGCTCCATCTGTTGCTTTCTTCATCAAGTCATCAACAGAAACCCCTGTGGATTGCGCCACATAAGTGGTGCTATCCAACACATCAGAAAGATAGTCAACAGAATATCCGTAAGCCTCCAAGGCTTGCTTGGACTGAATTGTTGCATTCGTGATGTCAGATCCGTTGATTTCTGCAAACTTGAGCATGTCAACAGATGTGGTTTTGAGTGCGTCCCCTGTCAGACCAAATTGAGTGTTAACTTCACCGACTGCATTCCCGATTTTACTGAAATCAGTAGGCATTTCAGTGGCTATCCCATTAGCAATGCCTTGCATCTGCTCAAGAGACTTGCCACTTGCACCGGTCTTTGTGACAATGGTGTCCATTCCCTCATCAATTTCCCGGAACGCATCTAGGGCGCTCTTCCCAAAATCAACCAACTTTTGACTGATCTCAGATAGTTTCTCAGAAAATTGATTCAGCAATTCAGCTTTCAGAAGCTTGTTTGTCTCTTCAAGACCGCTACTAGCTTTCTTTCCTGATTCGCCAAGATTTTCCATCTCATTAGCAAGCCCGTTGAAGGCAGCCTTGGACTCATTCAGTTGAGTTTCTAGCTTATTGACTTCTGTTGAGTTCTCGCCATACTCTTGTTTTGCAATGGCAAGTTGTTTTTCAAGGTTCTCGACCTGTTGAGCGACAATCTCGCTTTGCTTCCCAATCTTCTGTTCAGCAAGTGCCAGCTTATCTGCTTCACTAGCATTGGAACCCATCTGGCTTTCTTGTAATTTAAACGAGCTGACAACTTTATCACCTTCACTTGCAAGGCGCTGTTGCTCATTTTGAAGCTCTTTCAGTTGTTCACGGTTGGACTTAGTAGCATTCCCATTTCCGTCTAATGCCTTATTGACATTTTCAAGCTTGTTCTCATAGCCCTTCAGGATGTTTTCTGTCTGGACCACTTCCCGTTGAAATGCACGGTATTGATCGGCACCTATGTCACCGCTTTTGAACTGTGCTTCAACTTGTGCTTGTGCCTGTCTCAATGTTTCCAATTTTTCCTTTGTTGTTGAGACTTGCTTTTGAAGCACTTCTTGCTTCTGAGCCAATAGAGTCACATTCCCTGTGTCAAATTTCAGAGCCTTGTCGATACTCTTCAATTCTTTTGCTGCTTCAATAGATGCAGAATTTACTTTTTTTAGGGCATTTTGAAGGGGCTGTGTGTCACCGCCAATCTCAATTTTTATCCCTTTAATATTACCGGCCATATTTCCTCCTTTCACATAAAAATACAAAGAGCGCCTAAAGGATTCTTGTGATCAATCGTCCATCCATTCGATGAACTTGATCTCAGATTCTTCCTCTCAGCACTCTATTTCAGACTAGAATGAGTCAAAATCTGACTGTGTGGCCTTGCGTGTCTCTGATTTATTTTCAGTACGCAAATTCACATAATCTGTTTGATAATCCAGAGCCATTCCAATTGAAATGTGCTTCAGATCATCAATTGTAAGGCCAGTTTCTTTACAACATGAAAGGTATGATTCTACTGTAAAGATTTCATCACTGGCTGATTCTGACTCATCTGGTTTTTTTTTGATGTCATCGCATCATTGATCATTTCCATTAGAATTGGAGCGATGTCCTGCAAAGGAAATTCCTCCATTTCCATAAAAAATTGTTCATAAGGCTTGATGTGTGGATTTCCTGATTTTGTGAAAACCCAAAACAAGCGATTGAAGAAGGTCATGTCAAAATTGGCCAACATGTTGATGTCAACTTCATTGTTGCCATTCTCAGCCATTTGCATGATATTCTGGTTTGAGATCATCCCAAATAAATCTTGGAAGAAATCTTTCCCAAATTCACTCTTATAAGCGATAGGAGTGTAAGCGTTGGTTACAAGCTCATACTCCTTTTCACTAATGATCACACTCTTACGCATTTAAGACCTCCTTAATTACAATGCTTGATTAGGTTCATAGACCTTCTCAAACCATTTCTTATAAACTTCTTGATCATCCGCTGAGGTGATAGAACGTTTCACCACTTGATCACCAGGGCGAGGACTAGCGTTGAAGCTCAATTCACGCTCATTCACGTTGGTTCCGTTCTTAGTAGATGATCCACTAGATGGGCGGCTTGCTGAACAGTAATATAGGACATGACGTGTCTTGTTAGCATCGCCAGCAAATTCAAACATAAGAGCAAAGTTGGTTGTCTTTGCATCTGCTTTTTCCGTCACAACTCCTGTTGAAGGGTCTTTGACATCACCCAAAATTTTTGTAGCAAAGGCTTCAATGATGTGTGGAATTTTAAATTTACCTTCATAACCTTCATTTGAGTTGATGAAGTGATAATCAATGTTATCAGCTTTCACTGATCCTGAATCCCCTTTAGGGTCCAGCGTCAATTCCATTGCTCCCGGAAAACGGAAGACTTGCCCATAAGTGATCACTCCTGCTTCACTAATGGATTGGATTGGGGCTACATGGACATTTTCAAGTCCATAGGTAACTTTGTTTTCAGTCATTTCTTTCCTCCTCAATATAGATAGACTTCATAAGACTTCACAAACAGTCTTTCTGATTCAATAAAATTTTCTTCTTGAACATCATAAAAGAGCTTGTGGTCATTCCACAGCTCTTCCAATCGTTCTTCTAACTCCTCATCTTTTCGTTCAAATGCCAATTCTACAGTGACAGCACGGATCATGTATGATGCTTGATTGTCTGTTCCTGTGATAGATGGCAAGCTTTCAAAATAGACAAGGTAAGGCAGCGTGGGGACATTTCCTTCCCTGAATGCCTTGTAAGTGACAGGCAGGCCAGCCTGTTCCAAAATTTCTGCAAACTCTGACAGCTTCATCTTCCAAGCTCCTTCAATTTCTTTTCAAAATTCTCAATAGCGTGATCTTCTGCCGGCTTGATGTGTACTATTCCGGAAACCCGTCCCCCGTTCCTCTTTAAGTGGCCAAATTCAAGCAAATGTGGGAGACGGTAATTTGTGTTGTGAACCACAAAATTACCTTTCCCCATTTTTGTTTTTTTCCACGATTTGGCATACTTACCACCTTTTGCCCTTGGACTTTTTGGACTTGTGGTTTTTAATTCTTGGACGGCCTCTTCTGCTGTTTCTTCCGCTATCTTGTCCACTTCTTCTTCAACTTCTGTGGAATACTCTGCTAATGCTTTAGCAATTTGACTGGCTAGATCTTGGCTCATGTCATTTTCTCCACCAGAGTCAATTCAAGGATATTGAGGTTGATTGGATATGTCTTCAAAATCCGGTACTCTTTACCGCCAAATTCAGCAAATTCCTGATTGTCATATTCAAAGCTGTGAATATCAACAATCAGATTTGGACGAATGCCAGCCTGATTTGCTTGGTAAAATTCTGACCGTGTGATAGATTTCTTTTTACAGAAAATTGTAGCCTTTACCTTCTCAGCTAGATCTTGCTTGAGCTTGTCCTTGCCTGTAATTTTAAAACCTATCAATGTGATTTCATCATTCCACATCTCACACCTCTTTCTTGGAAGAGATTTGCAGATTGTGCAAGCGCCATTGAAGGTGACGTGGTAAATCAACACCACCTTCATAGCGATAAGCAGCAAAGTCAACAATGAACATTTCATGGTCAGCACGATCTGGAACCAATTCAACACCCAGATTGTTTGTTAATTCGCTGATGACGCTTGAGACAATCTTCTCTAGTGTTTTATCTCGCAAATTTGAAGCAATTCCTAATTTGATTTTAAGTAATTCCACTAACTGACCAGTGTCCATGCTATTCTTCCTCTTTCTTAGTTGCTTTCTTGCGCTTTGGTTTCTCTTCAGTGGCTTCTTCTACTTCCTCAGTAGTTGTTTCCACCTCTTCAGAGGTTTCTTCTGCTTCCTCAGTAGTTGTTTCCACCTCTTCAGCAGCCTTTTCTGCTTTCTTAGTGGCTTTCTTAACCACTTCATCAGTGATGAAGATTGAACCTGCTGAATTAAAGCCTGTCAAGAGTCCTTTAACAAACTCTTGATCAGGTTCATAGCCTTTGCGTGGAAACACATCATCAATTTGATATTCATGTTGTTCTTCATCACGCATGTCCTTGAATGGACGGATTACTGTATAGGGCATGTGATACCTCCTTACGCTACAACATCAGTGTATGTGCCAAAGAAGCCAGCAGCTTCATCTACTTTCTTGACATCCAAACGGATGAAGAGTCCAAGCAATTGACCATAAATGTCATTGTTAACCCATTTAACTGATACTTGAAGGCGGTCAAACAATTTAACGAATTCAGCAACATCTCCAATAAAGAACTTCATGTCACCTTCATTGCCAAAGAGAGTGTCATCCACTGGATAAATAGTTTTACCACCGAAAGAATAGCCTGTAGGGGATGTAACATCTGGTTGAAGCATGTATTTCCCATTTTTATCCTTGACCTTGTCAAGTGCTGCAAACATTGATTGAGTTACAACAATGCTTGCTTTGTAGATTGATTTTAGTTTCTTGTTGTAAATGTCCTTAATACCATCAAATCCAGCGGCATCTGCTTGAGTTGCTGTTTTGAGGACAGCAGTTAGCAATGACAATTCAGTGTTTTCGCCTTGGTTGAATACTTCGTCTTCTACGATTGCCATGATGTCATAGTCTGCATCATCAATCATTTCTTGAGATACAGGGATGTATCCACGGTAAGTCTTGATTGAGTAATCAATTTCGCTGATGCTTGGTTTTCCAAGTTCTGGGTTGGCTTTCAATTCATCAGTTGAAACCATTTTGCCATCTGTTTTCTTGATAACTGGATATTTACCAGAACCACTATTTACTTGAACACGTTGGACAAGATCCAAAAGTGGATTGCGTGGCTTATCAAGAAAGTGAGGTTTCAACACTTCAGTTGGGATCAAAGCAGCGCTTCCAGAGTCTGTTGTTTTAAGACCTACGATGTCACGAGTTTGACCAGTGCGAATGAATTTAGCAATTGCGTCACGTTGTTCCAATTTCTTTCCTCCACGTTGCTCCCCGTCTGGATAAGTTGGGGCTTTCCGATTTTGTTCATCAACTTGTTTTTGAAGTTCTTCAATTTCTTCTTCAAGTTTTGCTTTTTCTGCTTGTTTTTCTTCCAATTCTTTTTGGATGTCTTCAAGGCTCTTCTCAACCGTTGAAACTTCTTCTTCCGTTTCAGCACGGTCCAATTTTTCCGCTTCGATTGCAGAACGGTCTTTCAATTCTGTGATTGCTTCTTCCAATTCAACAACCTTGCTTGCTTTAGTGCGCATACGTGCGCCCAAGATCAATGCTTTGTTCATAGATTGTATTTCTCCTTAATTTTCATTTTGCGTTCATTTAACGCTTCAATATTGGCACGTTTCAGACATTCAAAGTCTTTCTTCCGTGCAGCAATTTCAGTCTGTGGATAAGCCGGGAATGTGCAAGGGCTGACTTCAAAGATTTCAAGCTCTAGCACGGTATCAAGATAGGAACCATCTTCACGCTCAATGGTATCCACCTTAATTGGCATAAATCCAAAACTGCATCCAACAATATCCCCACGCTGTACACGGGCATAAGCTCCCATAGCATCTGGATCATTTCTGTTGATGATAATGTCACCATAGAGGCCTTTGTCATCAACTTTGAGACTCACTGTGCTGTTTCCTGTGCGTCCTAAAACTAGGTTATGATCATGATTGAATAATGCACGGATGTCAGCATTCTTGATTGCTTCTTCCACTCCTGCACGTTTAATCACTTCAAAATAGCCTGGCCACAGCTCAGTTTCTTCATCGAACCGGATGAAGTAGCCACTCAGAATCAAGTCACCAGATTCTTGTTCTTCTCGTGTCTCAAATTGAGTAGCGATGTATGAATTACGTTTCTTCACTGGCATTTCCTCCTTCCTTGTTTAGTTTGTTCTGATTGCCTAACTCGCCTTGTGGCAGATAGTTTTCAAGAACAATAATTTCATCCATTTCAGGATCCGGAGTCATACCCACCCAATCTCTCCACTCATTTCTACGCATTGCAGCGCTGTTGGTCATTTGTTGAGCAACCGTTGAAAGCTCTGTAATGTCGTATGAGTACAATGAGCGTGGATTGAATTTGAAGTAGCGTGTTGTTGAAGTCAGTAAATCTCTTGTAAGTGTCTGAGTAATCGTTGTTGCGATGCTCATGATAGTGGTATTCACAAAGTTGTTGTATTCTTCTTTGTTGAAATCTCCCACACCTAACACAAAAGCCGGAACACCTAACATTCCAGCTACTGTCTTCTTATCAATTTCTACTGACTCATTCAAAGCGATGTCATTCAAACTTAATGGCTTCACTTGTTCAACTTCCATCAAGGCATCAGGAACAATCCAAGGTTCACCAGACTGGCTTGTTGTCAAGTATTTCTTAGCGATTTTTTCCCGCCCCTCAACAGTCCCAAGCTCTTCACTGGATGAGTCCACCTTCACAATGAGGCTTGGAACGTTCTTTCCGTTCATGAAGCCCTTCTTGGTCTGTGTAGCCATGTTCAAATTTCGGACAATGTCTTTCAAAGCCAATCGAAAACCGGTCCCAATATAAGGCCGGTCTGGATCAGGATTGATGGCAAAGTGGACCACTTCATCTGGATTGAAATCTGTATCCCTGAAATGGATCATGTATGTTAGATCATTACTTTTGAACGACACTTCTGACATCGGGAATGGTCTGAGGTTACTGATGTAGTCAGTCATGGGATCATATTCCACATGTAGCACAGAATTCCCATCGCCAAATAGAAGCAAGTCTCTGACAATCTTGAAGATCCATGATTTTCTTGTCATGTGATCACAAGGGTTGATGTCAATCTTACGGGCTAACCCGTCCTTGATTCGTACATCACCAGATTCTGTGTTTTCCATTAGCTGGATAGTCATATTTGAGACCATATCAGCAATTTTATTGACTGCCATGATCACATCTGGATTTCTTGCCAGTGGAATATAGCCATCACCGTCATACATGATGCCCAGATCAGAATTGCCAAAGCTTGTGAACATCGTCTGAGACTTGCCACGCTTGAATAATTTGTCAAAGATTCCCATATTTCTCACCTCCTTTCTACTTAATCAAAGTAAGCCATCACATTCTTATTCTTACCAAGGTTAGCAAGTGCCTGAATACAAGCAAAGACACTCGCATCAAACAAGTCAATTCTTGCTGTACCGCCATCACCGTCCAATTTCTCATACTGGACAGCATCATCTACTTTCTCAATGGCTCTGACATTGCTGACACAGTATTCATAAGCGTCCGAATGTACATAATAAAATTCTTTATTCTTCACTTTCAATTCGATTCTTCTGAATCCCTCTGATTTCAAATAGAATAGCTGAGGCTGGTCAATCATTTTGAATTTAGCTTGCTTCATTTTGAGCATGAACTCTCTACCAAATTTCCTATCCATACCGACAGCAGCAATTTTGAAGCCTTTCTGTCGCATTTCTATGAACCATTTAACAATGTCATCATAGAGAACGGTTGGGGTGTTGCTCATGGTCAGCCATCCATCTGATTGCCACCCAAATAGTGGGATGCCATCATCATTGGCTTTCTTTTGAGCGTTTACACGAGGAAAGAAAGCGTGTGTGATACAGATGTCAACATCTTTTTCACCATCGTTATATACACCATAGAGAGCAGCAGCGGTCAAGTCATGCAGTCTTGAAAGGTCAGCTCCTCCATACCAGCGAATAGGAAGCCTTGCAAGCTCCTCAATTGTCCAGTCATAACAGTCATCACTAGCAATAAACTCATCAGGATTGAAATAAGCGTTCATTGAGTTGGTGAAGACATTCAGTGTCTTATTGAAGAACTCATTCCTGGTCTGTGGATCATTCAAGGCCTGTTCTGCTTCTTCCTTGAGGGCCTTGAGCGATACAGTCACACCCCATGACGGATTAGCCATCTTCAACACATTCTCATCCAAGTAGTCTCCCACATCTCCATCTGTTGCCTGATTGGCTTTGCAGATGAAGATGAAGAATGAATCATCTTTGACCAACTCTTTCAGGACTTTCTGACAGTATTTCAGACGGTTAGCAAGGAAGCCTGTTGGAATGTCCCCGGCTGTTGATATAACAAAAAGCATACTGTTCCGGTATGCTGACATTGTTTTCTTCATAAGACCGTATTTCTTGGAATTTCTCATGGTGTGGGCTTCATCTAGGATGATGACATTCCCATTGAGAGAGTCAAGCCTGCTTTCATCATTGGCCAGTGCTTGGATAAAGAATGAACCCTCCTCGCCAAAATTGGCAGTGATTGAGTGTTCTTGGTTGTTATCTTTGATACGGATGTTCTTGTCATTCCATCGCTCAACATTGAACCTCAAGAATCCAAAGGCTTCCAAGGCTTGCTTGACAGAATTGGCTACAATATAGCATTTTGAACCGCTATCTGTATCAAGAATCTGATAGGCCAGAGCGATTGCAGCCGTGAAGGAAGTTTTGCCATTCTTTCTGGCAAGCATGATCAAGGCTTCTTTGAAGCGTCTCTCATTTGTTCCCTTGATATAGAATCCAAAGAGATTCACGACAACAAAATGTTGCCACGGTTGCAAGATCAATGGCTTGTTACGGATAGAGACCGCAAACATATCATCACCCTGCTGATGGACAATTGTATGTTCAATGAAATGAACGACAAAATCAACCATGTCTTCATCCATCTCAAATTCTGGATTGTCTAAATCTCTCAGAAAGCGTGATGCAGCCAAAATGTTTTCTTCACAATGCTCTTCCTGATGGTCCAGAACGTGTTGAGCGTATTTTTTAGCTTTCTCCACGTTACCCATCAGACTTCACCCGTTTCTTTTTGATCTGGTCTTTAAATTTCAGAACCTCAGTAAGAACTGATCCATTGTCTTGCTCTACCACTTCACCAAGTGATTTAGGGTTCATCATCAATTGATTGGAATAGCTGAGTATGTCTTTTCTTAGAATTTCCATCGCTGTCAGGATGGGGACCTTACGTTCATTCTCAGCTCCTGCCTTGTTCACATAGACATCTGTGACAGGGTAGCCCATATCAGCATAATCCTGAGCAAGTTTCTGATATTGAAATAGCATTCCTGAAAAGATGTCAATGATCATGTCAAATTCTTTGCGATAAGTCCCAAGCTCTTTCATCTGTTTGATGACTTTTGACTTGATTGACTTGGCTGTGACTGGTTTTGCCAAAAACTAGGCCTCCTTCCTGAAATCCCTTTAGTTTTTATCCCCTTTTTGTCTGAGCGGTCCCGACTTGGAAAAAGTTCCCTTCACCGGTTCCCAGACGCTCGAAAAAATTTTTTTTCGATGGGGGGGTAATCGAAAAAATTTAAAAATTGAAAAATTGAAAAATTCGATTTTTACAAAATTTCATTTTTTCGATTTTTGTAAAAATTCAAAAATTCCTTTTTTTCGTTTCTTCTGCCAAAAAATTCCTTGAC